GGTTGGAGCACGCCAGAGGGTTTAGACTTCTTGGCGGATGTGGTGCGGACCTGGCTAGGGACGGCAGCACGAGTAGCAGTGGATTGTAAGTAAGAGGCATAACGCGTCTTCTTCTCGGCCTTCGAGAGGCCAGCGAGTTTTGCGGTGTGTTCTTGACACCATTCACGGTAAGAAAGAGTAGACATAACTTTCTTTTGTTGGCGATTTCTTTCATTCGAAACCAACATCTGAACGGGGCGATAGGAGTCAAGGAACCCAGATGGTGAAACATTGGGCACACAGAAGTCGCTGGGGGACTCAAGTAAGGAACTGATCGAATCATCATTGATCAAACGATGAGCAAAGTCGGCATCTGAGAGCTTGTGAAGATCTAGTAGTTTGGAGAACATAGGGTTCCCGGACAACATTTCTTCATAGTCCTCAAAGATGCGGTCAATACACATCTTCAACATAGGCAATTCCTGGTGACGATCATCTAGATAAGTAAAGGACAAAAGTGTTCTGTGCGCTAATCCGCGTTGTATTTCTACAAGGGGATCAAAACGGACAGGATCACGTCCCTTCTCAACGAGATTCGTGAGCTGGCGATCTATGTCATAAGGTTTGGTCAAATAACAAAAAGGGGGCTGAGAGCTAAGGGGAGAAACGCCCAAAAAATGTACCTTACTCCAATCATCGACGATCTCCGTCACGAAATTGCTTCCGTAAAGAGAGCGCCAAAGTTCGGGTAATTTGGCAAAAAAGCGTTCATCATCAGGACAGTTTATTGCTGCGATGCAGTCATCGCCGAAAACAACATATCCGGTTCGGTCCAAAAAGGAGACGAAACCAGAAAATGTGTTAAATTCTTTAAACCAACACATCAACAACATGGCAATGTGAACCATACCGTTGTCGGTTGTGGTGTTAGGAGACCCAGAAGGATTACCATCTTTAGTAAAGACGACAGACCCATTGGGCAACACTACGACACGGTTGATAATGTTATAGTAAAGAGATTCAAATTCAGCTTTGGCAGCACCACCAAGGTGCAGGCCGTGGGCTCTAAGTTTGCAAATCAGGTGATAAAAAGCACGGTACTGGGTGGAGTCGAATTTTTCGATATCACCCTGGAAATACTTGGTTTTAAAACCTGGTGTAGAATAACGATGCAAATGGGCATGGAGCTTAGGCCACTCGTACGGGAGATTCATACCAACTGCGGAAGGGAGCTTGAAGCGAGACTCAAGGAACTGGTTATTTTGACCTTTACAAAAGCGCTGAAGTTGCATCTGTAGCCACAAGGGACAGATAAGATAACAACGACAGTCCTTTGAAGTCAACCGGACCTCGAGTTTGCCAGAGCAAACCCAAACGGGGAGGGTATCATTCCAATCGGACGGGTGATCTACACAATAAGAACAGAGGAGAGGGTCATGGGCCCAAGCAGCACCTTTGGTGCCACTGCAGCCGAAACCTGACCCTTTCTTGGTATCGAGTAGATCTACAGTTTGGGGAACAGACAAAATGGGAGCTTTGAGGGCAGGGGCGAAAATGTGGAACATAGTGTCAAAGGCTTTGGGGACATTGACATCTAACCAAGCAGAATCACGCAAATCGCAGACAAATGCATATTTTTCATGGGTTTTAACCACTTCATTCATAGCATCAACATCTGAGAGAGCATAATTACCACTGACAAACTTACGCATAGGCTCGTAGTAAGTCGAAGGTTCGAAGTCATTTTTCTGGGGATAACGAAATGTGGACTCGCCAATGACAATATAGTTTTCTTTCACGACTTCAGGTTTGGGGAAGAAGTTAATCTCTGGGGCGAGACTGGTGAAAGAACGTTCCCCGGCAGCGCGAGCCATTACTGACTCGAGGCCGGGGGTTCTCCATTTAAAGGAACCGTGGGACGAATATGAGTATCAAGGAGTGTTTTCATAGCAACACATCCATTGAAAGGTATGGACAGATCGTGGGACGGGCCAACACAATGGAAACCAACGATTCCACCGGTACGGGAATTCACCAAGGGTAGACCACAATCTCCTTCACCGATAGGAGTTGAAGCAGTGACGTTAATCATCAAAGTGTTATACGTCTGCTTAGAAACAGGATCAGTGTGGGAGTGGGGCATCACGTTAGCAACATTTCCAGTGGAAAGGTTTTTAAGGTCAGGCAAAGTGTAGAATACCTGGGTAACAACAGCGGGGGCATCGAGAATCTTATCAGCGGACAGGGCAGTCTTGATGGCAACATCTTTGTTGTTCAATTGAACCTTGAGAACAGGAATGATCAAACAATCAGCATTAGCAACTGTGCGGGCAGGACCCACAGAGAGCTGTAGCAAGGGATTGTGAAGGTTAACGAACGACAAGTGGGCCAAATCATCTGAAGTAAGAGTGTGTCGGGGCATCCAAAGGAAACCTTCGGCATAGGTGGCGTAACAGATACGCTTCTCACCAAGGTGCACTCCGAAAATGCAACGCTGAATCTTGGAAACGTCAACAAAGGACGATCCTTTCAGCATGGATTCGGGTTCACGAACAGGTGAAGGAGCGGAAGCAACAGTGGAAACAGTAACTTCGGGAACGCGGTCTTGAGGGGCGGCAGTAACATTAACAGGATGGAGCTTTGCAAGATGTCTGCGGAATTCAGCCTGCTGGTTGATGAAACGGAGTTGAGAGCCTTTGGTAAGTTCACCAAAACGACTCTGACCTCCTTTCTTCCAGGCGGGGGTGTGAATCTCGACATAATTGCGAATCTCACGCAGCGATTTCTCGCCACGCTTGCCACCATACTGCATGTAGTCAGTGCCAACATCATCTTCGTCATCTCTGTGGTCTTGGTAGCGGTGTTCAATCAAGTTACCGAGATGGTCAATGCGTCCAGCTTTTTGAGCTTCATCAAGCTGCTTGTTGAAATACTCAAGGGTATCCTTGTCGTATTCCTTAGTCTGGATGGCCTTGACAGCCTCGCGGTAGAGAACATAACCACTTTCACCGTTGGGACGACGGAAAGAAAAGCCGACGCGAGAGGCACGCTTCTTGTTCTTATTGCGTTTGAGATTTTTGGGCTTACCACCAAATCTGGCTCCAGTGGGCTTTTTGACCGGCATTTCTGCGGGCCTAAAATCAGGATCACTGAAACCAAC